CCCATTTCCGGTATTTATACCGGGAATGTATGCGACTTTACGCAGGCACACACTCGCTCCAGGTCTTCCATGTCCTGACCTTCTGTACATCTGTTAGAAGGCTGATTCCGGAAGCCACCTATGACGAATTCTCAACTCGTCACAGGAACCACCCACGTCCTTCGCATCCTCACGCACACGAGTTACCAACTTGCGAAGGTAACCCTCACTCTCACCCAAAGGAGGTAAATCGTCCAACTTCGGAGTCATTACTCGTACTCTGAATTCAAGCTGATGCGTGTCAGCATTCCAGCGTCTTCTAGGTACTTGAGAGTACCTAGTTCTAGGCGCATCACCGTCTTCTCGAATCCAACCGAGGATAGGTGATTTTGGCGAGACTACAGGGAATTGAGAAGCCCTGAAGCCGCTAACCTTATAGATCTGCTGACGGATAAGGCGAGCTGTTTCCTTAAAGCCTTTGTAAAACAAGGCTTGCTCATTTTTAAGAGCGGAAATCAGTTCGTTGTACCGTGGGGGATCTTTCACTACGCTTTTAAAGCGTACTGGAGTAATATCCACACCGTTATAGGCGTGTACGCCGCAACTTTCACGAAACAGTGATCGGTGGAAGCTTTTGCCGGTATTGAGTTTCATACCGAACATAGGCAACCAATCGTAAACTGCCTGTACACATTCAGTGGGGACTATTATGTCATCACCGTAGATGTACAAATGTGAGAGATTATCACGCGACGTGGTCGAGAGCACAAGTATTGCCTTGATCAGCGCAAAATGCACTAAGGCCATTACCGGGAAACATAACGCACTACCCATCGGTGCAAATTTTGCACACGGAAAATCAGTGATGAAACTGATTGTATCGGGTAGCTCAATAGTCTCAGTGGATAGAGCAAGCAATGCATCAAGCATTGGCTCATTACCACTGAACAAGTACTTTACGAGCTTTCGCGAAATACGATCGGAGGCAGACGACATATCTATCGTTGCCAGCTTTCGATTGCTAGACGCGTAAAGTGCTAACCTGCCATTAATACTTTGATCCGTAAAGTTCACCCTTCCCTTAGTAAGGGGATGGTGCTCAATACGGTAATACAAGGCGTTTTTAATGCCTTGCTGCAGGTATTGTGTTTCCAATTGCTCTATACATATACCCCTCGCCTTACTGAATGTTTTAGGAACAAACTTCAGGCGAGAAGTTGGCTCGAACTCAAGCTTTGGCTCGGGTCGAGATGGTCTTCCAACGCGGAGGTCCCAGGGTCGTTGAAGTACGAAATCGGATTCGCTAGCCCCCTTAGAGAAACTTTGGGAGCCTAAGCTATCATAGCTTAGGTTAGCGCCGCTTCGTAATCTTTTCCCGCCCCGTGGAGGATAATATGGTGTATAAAACCAATCATCATATTTAAAAACCTCTTGTAATTTTGTGTACTTCACATGCGGTTGGAAACGCGTGTGAGCTTTGGTAGGTGTGTTAGTTGCGCCAGGCCCCGGACGGGGCAGGAACATCTCTGATTGGTCAGGGTCAAATGGATCAAGACCCTCTAAGACCGCAGTGATTGTTCTTTTTGCGTGACTAAGGATCGGGCGTAATGCCTCGTTGTCCAACTCCAGATAACGTAGTTCGGAGTCCACATTTACAAAATCGACTAGCTGTTCGTCGAGTACACTTTGACGATACGGACCCTTTAGTTTTTTAAAGGCTGCACACAGTTGATATAATTGCTGCATGCACATGACCGTATCTGCACTATATGGACACTCATAGATCGGTGCTACTAGCTGCTGTAGAAATACAGGGTATGTACGTCCACGCTTTTTCTTAAAGCCAGGATAGACCGAGATACCAGTCTCTAGGTATATCAAAAGATATTCAAAGAGGTCTGGGAGGGTCTTAGTTGCAAAACTAAGTCCCTCATGAGTGTATCGACGGGTTAATGTACTACAATCCCGTTGATAGTCAGCTGTTCCATATAATGGGTTAGTGTTATAGCAATCAAGCAGAATACCGTTAAGATAAGAGCATACAATATCGTGCTCTTTAAAGTATTCTTTGAGGTTTGCCTCCTCAGCTTGGTTGACACCGGGTTTCCGATGCTTCGTTGGCTTTTCTGACTTGGTGGACTCAACCATCTAAGTCTCCAGCCACGAACTCCATCCAAAAACATGATAGTAATCTGAATGATAACACTTAGTCTCGCTTTGCCGAACAAACTCTTGAGCGCACTCACTAGATTTTACCAGTGAGAAGGTTCGTGAGAAAGCCGGTTTCAGCGAGGGCATCTTGGTGAAGGACGAACTGGGGCGTAACTTCAGCCACAGTAAAGGATTTATGAGCAGTCACCGTAGTATTAATGGTGATACGCTCGTAAACCCCCGCCGTACCAGCCGCAGGGACCGCCATAATGGTGGTCTGCAACAGATGCCTTGGAGCGGTTGCTTTCAAGTCGTGTTTCACGACCAACAGGGACTCCTCAGCTAAAGCTGCGGCGTCTTCGATGTAATCACCGACCAGAGATTTGTTATCTGGCTGTTGTGCACGGAATGAAAATGTGCGAGCACCTACTCCATCATTCAGGACTACTGGGTTTGTGAATAAGCCCATGGTCTTAGCTTCCTTTCGAGTTGTATGTTAAATAGCTTATCGCAGCTAGTATAGCGGAGGCTGAATGCACCTCGACGAAGTCAGTTACTACATACTGGTAATACCGTACAATTTAGTATTACCAGAACACCCGCGCAAGCGCCAGCATGTTTTTAACCTGCCCTGAAGAGGGTAAGGTTACGCGTGGCAGTGCCGTACCCTTATTAGGATGCGTCACTTTGCGACGATAGTGGGTCCCCGAAAATCCTGAAAAACAGGAAAATGCTCCGACCGCCAAAGATTTCAGCGTACCTTTGTACGCTAATGACGGGCAAACGAGCTCGAGGACGCGCGGGTCGCCGTTGTAATGCACTCCATAGGAGATAGTACTCACTAAGCTTTCGCAATACTGAGTAAGCATTACATCGACATTTGGATCGGTCCGCATAGAATGAAGTGCATTGCCGACTTTATAAAAATAGTCGACAACGAAGCTGAATGGTAATGCATTCCATACAACTTCTGCGTTTAACTCAAAGCCGTAGTACCGTTTTAAGGCGTCGACTAAGTTTCTCGTCGCGTAATCATAGCGATACTGCATAGTAGCAGTAAACTTAGTTGCAAGATAAGTTCCCACGTCCCACATGTAAGCATTACGCAAACCTGTGGTCAGTTGGGAGGTATCCTCAGAGATCTTCTCTGAGTAATGCCTGCTTTGAACGGATTTACCTCGTTCGAAGAACTTATTTTGTACTTGCTCGACAAGCGTTGCTAATTGAGAATGTATAGCCATACAGTCTTTGACTGTTGGGTCTATAGCAAACTCTTTAGTAAGCCTCGCTTCGGCTATGGTTATGGTGGTGAAGTCAACAGCTTTTACAGTGGAACGTAAAGGGCTGCGAATCGCACTAGCTATAGAAGCTTTTGCTTTCTTTAATGACTTCAATACCGTGGAACGAGCGTTCTTTAGTGAGTCATACATTTTGCCATAGTTGAATCTGGCAGCATGTTTCACTATTGAACGGAAGTCCTTAAGCTCAAACAAGAAGTTTAGAGCCTGGACTTCACCCTCAAACCGCGGTTGCATTTCCCACCACGCACGACGCTGTGCTGCATCGCAGCACGACCAGTCTACCGGATTAGGAACACTAATCGGGCAGGTACTATAGGGGTTAAGCCTCATATATTGATGACAAGATAATGAGGTTGGACGCCTATAGTCTTCGAACACCGTTAGGTAGGGTACATTGACACCTACCAACTTGACGTTAGTCAAATTATTGTATAACGGTGGTCTTCTGGTCCCGGACTCAAAACTCTGCGTACCTATAAAAGGTACGGGCGAAAGCTGCACATTAGCCGCAGCTTTGCCAACGTTGTATGCATGTATGGCATCAAAATCGAGCCATACAGGCGATGAGGTATTAAACCCTGAGGTTGTACCCCACTTCCAACGATCTGAGTCACCCCAGTAATAGGGTAGGTCCTGCGTCTTCTTCATTCTATCACCTCCTGGTGTAAGGGCAATTTGAAACACAAACGCCCATTATATAGTTGGTCCCTGGCGACATGCCAGG